AATCTTCTATTGTCTTTTAATTATTCATTGTTTTATTATCACAATGCAAATATACTATATTGTGATGTAATAGCAAAACAAATCACAATATATTTTCTTGCATTGTGTAATATTTAACATTTAGATAAAAAAAGAACAGCCGCCAGCAAAAAGCACAGCAGCCGTTCAATCCACGTTCTACTCTCTATCCCATACAATAGATAAATATTCTAGTACCATTCCGCATCCGGATGTACTTCAACGGACAGATAGTTCATTATTCTGATGATTAGGTCTCGTATCATAAATATATGTTTTGAGTGTTACTGATAACTTTCCGGGTTACTCTACTATCAGAATTGTCCGCCTAACCCAATTGATTATAATATACGGACAAATATTTTATAGTCGATGCATAATCTAACTGAAAATGATGATATTCATTAAATCCTGAAGTAATAATGATAATGTCATATTGTGTCACAGAATCAACATTAAATTGCTCGAGGACATTTCTTCCACCTCCTTCATTATTATCAATCCATCCCGTACCTGCTACAGCCCTAACGGTTACATTTCCGGGGAATTCTTCTGTTAAAAGTTTAGCCCAAGATGTTGGTTCTCCTATTATTGATGTAGAATCTCCTAATAATAAAAATGTTTTTTGGGTCAATTCTGACTTGTCACAATTATACCTCTGGAGAAGCTGTCCCATAATACGGTTGTATATACGTTTGGCCCCTATTTCTGTATATGCGTGTAATCCGTCGATAGTAAATACACGAGCGTCCTTATCAACTCGTTCACGAATTCCTGCATCTTTCAAACTTATAAATCCAAGTGAAAACCAATCAGCCATAGCCTTAAGTTCTTGTGCATAAGTTCTACCCGGAGAGCTCCAGTTATTATAGCCACCATAATAGTTATCTACAACATATATATCCGCAGTTGGCTGGGCTTGTATTATAGAATACAAGGTTTCAGCCATTTTTCTATCATATTCCCCTGAGGTATTTGCTACGTTATATCCTCCCTGCTGATACTTTCTGAACTCTATAAGATTTGTTATCTCTTGTGTGATAGATTCGTCCAATTTTTCCGCTGTTACGGAATTGTTAGCAAGTTTGGGAGTGGTAATCGAACCATCCTCGATAATAGCAGAACTAGATTTGGTTAAATTAGGAACTAAATCCTTGTCTGATAATATATATGCTAAGTCACAATCAACATCAACAGCAATATCACCATTATATGTTAATAATGAAGAGGATAAAACAGCATGTTTTACAAATGTATCCCCCTTAAACAGACTAACGATGCCAAATCCACCAGGAGTTACACCGTTTTTTAAAGTAGTGGAAAATGAATACTGAGTTCCCTGTGCTACCGAGTATTTAAACAATCTATAATTTTTATAATACTGAGAAGATGTGTCTAGTAAACCGTCCTTCTTGATAATACTGTTTGACAAGATCTCATCATATACAACATTCTCACCTTTAAAAACAAGGTTATTATACAAAGATTCGTCCAATTTTTCCGCTGTTACGGAATTGTTAGCAAGTTTGGGAGTGGTAATCGAACCATCCTCGATAACTTGATCATTTACCAATCCTATAATTGGAGGAGTTTCTGATATATAAGCCAATGTATTCGCTTGACTATTCATTTGTAAGAGAAGTGTATTGCATTCTCCTGTATATATTTCGTATTGGAAAACCTTTGACTCACCTGCTAACTGTGTATATACAATAGTATCGTCTTTTTTTAGGACAAACACACATGATCCATTAATATTGTATTTCAAATTTAAACAGATTCTCACTTGTGAGTTACTTGTTACCTGATATGTGGCCACACAATAGTTGCTATTTGACATATTGCTTATACTGCCGTCCGGTTTTATCAGTTTTTCGGCGTCAAAAGACACCCATTGCAAAAGTTTTTTTCCTGTTGTGTTAACTATTTCAGCTAGTTCCGCTGTAAGACTCTTGCGTGTATTGGGGTTGACCACCGCATCGGTTGTGGTTGCCGGGTAAATGGTTTGGCTACCTTTGGTCAGCTTATATATTTTTGCCATAATAAATCTCCTATATTTCTAGATTAGTAACTGTTTCTTCTTCCTCTTCCGGTGGCAAAGGAGGTACAAAATCACTCAGCACATCTTCATATTCATTATCCGACAATGGGAACGCCTGGATCGAATTATATGCGGCATAATCGGGATAAGATGTTATTTCCACCGTGCTTTCATCGGTTTTCCCGGTAGTCAGTACGATTCCTGTATCTTCAACGGAAACAAGATTGCAGATGCCATCCTTAAAGTCGGAATCGGATATGAAGTATTCACGTTTTACCTTCAGCATACCGGGAGAAAAACAGGGGTTGTCAAAAGCGACAAGCAGACTGCCATCTTCCATGAGGCTGCAACCCACATACTCATGCCCGTCAAAGGAGGCTATGAACTTTCCCTTGAACGGATTGAAGTAAGTGAACCGGAAAGGAGTATTCACATCCCCGTTCAAGTTCTTTTCTATGATTTTAAAATCAGATTGATAATTGATTCTCATAACTATAATATTGATGTTACATCGTCTATCTCCTCGGCTGTCAGGTAGCTGGATAAGTCAACACTTCCGCCACCTCCTGTCGTGCCTGTAGGACTCCATTTCCCCTTTATCTTGCATTCATATATAGGGCCCGGTATGGTATCCCCCACAATAGCCCAGTCACCCACAACAGGAGATGGAACAGCCTCTTCCAGCAATTTAAGAGTAGAAAATAATCCCTTGTTGCGGATACCGTTCTGCTTGACCTTTTCTAGTTCGGTAGAAGTCTTACTAAAGTTGTTGTTAAGACGGTCTGCCGCCTCACTCCAAGTTCCCGTTTTGTTAATAGTATTCAGTTCCATATCACTTCTTTACTTTTAAAGTCCCGTTTGTCACGACTCCTTCTACTGTCTCATATTCCACATATACCTGCCCGGAACTGACGTTATCTTTAGACGGCCAATTACTGCATTCAATATTGGCCACATACTTAGACACACTCACCCCGTCATATACCGGTTTCATCCCAACCAACAGCGTTTCGCCTTTAGAACCATAGAAGGATACGTTATTGGGATTAAGAATGATATCCGTATTTTCCACATGATTCTGTATTCTGATACGTTCCGGATATACAGTCGTTTCTTGTATCAATTGGTCCCCTACATATTTCCGCAAAATCAAATCACCATATTCCCATCCGTCCGATGATGTGTCGAACCTTAATATCAAGGTGGCATGTCCTTCAGTCGTGTACATTTCAAGAGTATTTTTATCCGGATCAATAACAATGCGTTTCCCGTCAACAGATGTTTCTACTTTTCCGCGGAAAAATCCGCCCAAGGCTTCAACCACACCTCTGAACTTACCACCCAAGGCATAAATATAGCCGCGCAGGAACGTATCGCCACCATGAGTGGCAACGAAGTTCGCCATATTCGCCCATTCTTCATCGGTGGGTTGATAATTCGGATCATTACGAAACCTCATTACGGTTAATATAGCCTGTTGCAGCGTGCCACCTGCCCAGAATGCCACATCATCATCGTCATTGTATATACCGCTAACTCCGGCTGTGACCTTCTGTAACTTGCCATCCTTGTAGTTGCCTAATTGGATCATATTAGCCAGTATCAAACCACCAAGGATATCCACAGATCCATCCTTGATTGCGCTCGCGATATAGTTAATCGCCTGAAATCCGGCCATGGACTTGTCGTTATCAAGAATTGAAGGCTTCCAGTCTGTGGCAATGGTCCCTCTTTCTAGTTGAAGGTCACAAACGGTTGCGGTACCACTGATAAGAAATATACCACTGCCATTGAAGGTGATCTTATGGGTATATCTCTGATAAGAGGATGTGAGAGGCTGAGAAACACTGAAAGAACCGCACGAAACAGACACAGACGTACCCTTTGCTTTATAACTGATAACATAACTTTCTCCTTTGATTAATGATACGGACTGGGACAAACTACCGATTGCAGCAGAGTACCCGGAGCCGGCATCACTGTCCGCAGATACGGTAGCCACTCCCGTCCAATATTCCAGTTGCTTGCTAAAAAGTTCAGTATCCGCCGATAGCTCGGTAGCGGCAGACAGGTCCTCTGTCTCATAATCTCCGGTAAACCCGGAATTGCGCAACAGATTGACCGAGCCGACAGCCGCATTGTCTATCGCATCCTTGGCCTCTTGGGCAAGATCTGCGGCCGCCTGTATCTCATCCGGCAAGCCTTCCATATTCTTCCATCCGGTGGAGCCTTTTTCGATGTGGAACATACCCTTGATATCAACACCGCCTTTTTGTGTATAACGGATGTAAGTGCTCTCATCCTTGGCACCGATATAGGCATCACCATACACATTGATATAGGCGTGTCCGGTGGACTTGTCAAAGCCCAGCCCGATGACTTCTTTCCCGGCAAGAGAGAAAGAGTTGATACCTTGATAGAAAATAATGGAAGGCGAAGTTTCATTAACAGAAGAAAGGATTATAGCTGCCTGACGAGTGATATCCGTCAAGTGTCCCAAACCAATAATATCATCACCAGCAACCGGAATATCACTGTCCTTGTCGGCATTGGTTTTGCTCAAATCAATATAGTCAGATCCTACACCTGTCACCTCACGCCAGTAGTAGCGATTGGATACATTGTGAGATGTTCCTTCTTTAATGTTAAATTCTTGGGCTAATGCTAATGTACCGACTGTAAATTCGTTATTGATTGTCACTCCATCGACTTCCGACAAAAAAAAGCAGCGATAGCTCTCATCAAGTTCCTCCACACGGACACACTTCATTCCGGCCGGAGATAAGATCTGCTCACCACCAACATGCGTCTTCTTCTTGACCTCAAGCTCGTCAAAGACAGCCTTAATCTTTACATAAAGCCGGTCAACGACGGCTTGAGAGGTACCATCTTCCAATACAGTAATTCCACTACCGTTCTTACCTATAAGTAAACCCTTCAAAAAAGTGATCAGCTCATTGGCGGCGTCAGGGTTTCTCTTGCTGATAAATTCATTACGTGATCTCAGGGAGGAGTAAGCCGTATAGTCACTGGGGGCTTCCGTATCTCCCATTTTCAGAAGTCGGATAAACGTCTGCGCCAGCTCCTGCGCCAGCGTGTATTCCAGATTGTTCAGCGTCGAGTCCACGGATGACTTCCATGAGGTGCTGACCGCCGACGAGCAGTCAATGGAAGCCTCGGAAAGATTGCCCAGCTTCCTCTCTATCCTTGTGATGCGGGTGTCAAGATACCCGGCCTCAAAATACTGCGCGTCCTCCAGTCTCACCCTTTGCCCGAGCGATAACGGCACACTGTTTTTATCCACATGGATGTAATCCGTGTCGCCGGAATAGATGGATATGTCCTTGCTGTATTCTGTCAGGAAGCTGTCAACCGCCTGCTTGTACTGTTCTTCCGCTATCGGGTAATACTCATCCGGCATGCGGATATTCGTCAGGATATACGTATCACCGGCCTGAGGTATGATGTTGCCTCCCGGTATCTGGGTGTTCTCGTCCGGGTAGGTGTTGATGATCTCGAACTCCTGTGTGCCGTTATGCCAGTTGCACTCGAACTCCCTTCCGGAGAGGTCGCCGCTTTCGAAGGTGATGTGTATCACCTCGCCGCCGATCATGTATTCATCCGGATTGAAGGGGAGATCCTTGTCCTTGACATAATAGACGGTGTATTCCTCCCCGTCCGTATTGGTCTGCTCCTCGGACCTTACCGAGGATACCGTACCCAGACGGTGCGGGAATATATCCTGAAAGGCCGCTTCCTCGCGATGCTCCTTCAGGCCCAATTGAGTGTTCAGGTCGATATACTTGTCCCGTGACGGCAGTTGCAGATGGGTGTAGCCGTATTTTGACGGGTCAATATTTTTGGTTGAGCCTACGGGGATCAGCCGTGTGAACCATTTGATCGAATTGGAATTCTCATTCTGGGTCAGTCCCGTCTTCAATCCCTTCATATAGCCGAGCGTGACCCGTTCGCCGTGTTCGCATTTCCCTATGTTCAGGTATTCCCCGTCCAGCCACCACTCGGTTTCCCAGGCACCGGCTATCTCGCCTGCCGCATCCCAGCAGAACAGGCCGTTGAAGTTGATGGTCTTCCGGTCGCCGGTGACGGCCTGGCCTGCACGCCACGTCACACCGTCGGTGTTGCGGTTCATGTTCGCCACCAGCTTTTCCAGCATTTCCATCGGCGTGCCGTCATAGGCGAAGACGGACTCAAGGTCGTCCTCCCCCTGGTTCAGACGGCAGAACAACAGGTCCTGCATGTCGTGCTCGCGGCCGTAGAAGCTGATATTGTAGGTGTATTTCTGTGTGTCGGTCTTTTTCGGCCGGTACTCCTTCTTTATGGAGAACCGTTTTCCCGATATCTCCACATAGTCGCCGACCGACAGGACGAAGAACTCCCAGGTGGTGAAGTTCACCGTCACCACGAATTCTGTTCCCACTTCTTCGGTCCACCGGGACGATGAGTCGGGACTGACCTTCCTTTTCAGGGTTCCCTGCCTGTCGTAGATTTCAAGTTCCATTTATGATGCTTTTAAATCGTTTTTAATCACTGTTTGAAAAAGGTTTCGGCTCGCGCAGCGTGACCGTGAATCCGGCTATCTGCTGGCCGGTACTTCTGATTGTCGTGAACTGGCTGTACCGGGTATATTCCTTCAGATAGACCTTCATCACCCGGCCTATCTCCGGGACATCCAGCGTCAGCCATCCCGACTTCAGCAAGGCAAGCACGGCGTTGTAGTTATTGAACCACCCGGCCCGTGTATCCGCGACCACCGCCATCTTCAGCATGATGTCCCTCGCCTCGTAGCGGGGAAGCAGGGTTTCGGGCAGCTCCTCGCCGTCAAGCTCCCGGTAGCTGACGGATGTGTACTCCTTCATCTTCGGCGGCTTCATCAGCGAGTCGTAATTGGTATGGTCCCCCACGTTCTCCTCGTACAGGAAACATCCCAGGGACGCCATGTCCGTCCCGTTTATTTTCAGCAGTCCTTCCTCCACTTCCATAGCCCTATGTTTTCAGTTTCACACCGCGCCGGAGCTCCGCGATGTTCTCGTTTATCGTTTCGAGGTGTCTGAGGTACTCCGAATTCCCCGCAATTTTGCCCAGGGATGTCGCCATCCCTTCGAGATGCCTCGTAAGGTTGTTGTCAATGCTGATGACATGGTCAAGGGTCGCGTTGCCGATCCCCTCCAGCCTTCCGGCCGTCTCCTCGGTCATGGAGGTGACGGTTCCGGCCCGGCCGGACTGGGAGGAGCCCTCCGGCTGCTTGATGTCGATCCCGGCATCCTTCAGGTAGCCGCCGACCAGGTCCATGATGTTCTGCAGCTTGGGTATGGCGCTCTGGTAGTCGCCTACCAGGCCTTCGGTGCGTTCGGCCACCTTCTTCATCAGCTCCGTCTCGTCGATCTTTCCTTTGGCGTACTCCTCGTACAGGGCGGCAATGTCATCACCGAACGAGCCGACCACCTTGTCAAGCACGATGGTGCGCATCATGTCGGAAACAATGTCACGGAAGGTGTCCGAGGCATAGTCCTTGAAGCTGTCCAGCGCGTCCTTCCCGTTGTCGAACCAGTCCCACAGGCTGTCCACGAAGTTCTCCGTCAGCGGCTCGTACAGGGAGCTCACATACTCGTGCAGCTGTTCTATGTATTCGTCGTATTTTTCCCGGAGCTCTATAAGGGCCTCGAGCGTTTCCTTCGTCTGCCCGACAAGTTTGTCGCCATAGTTGTCAATAAGCGATTGTGCAAGTTCCTTGTTGATCAGCCCTTCATCGTCAAACAGCTCGCCTAACCCCTGGTTCCGTGCCCAGGTGACAAGGTCCTCGGTCTTCTGTGACTTCCCGCCGATACCGGTGCCAAGGAAACCGCTGCTTTTTTTCCGCGTCTCGATACGCAGGTTGTTGATAGCCGCCGTCTGGCCTTCCTTGTAATCCCCCTGGCCCCAGATGTCCCTCCATTCGTCCCACCATGCAAGGGCGGACAAATTGCCCATCACCCAGTTGAGCGCGCCCGTCAGCCATCCGCCCCCGCTCTCGTTGCGGTATATCGCCTGTGACTCCATGGCCTTGTCCGCGTAAGCCTTGGCCACTTCGTCATGCAATGCCCTGTAATCACGGAGATTCTTGAGGTTGTCGGCGGAAAACCAGTTGCTCTCGGCCTGCTGCGCCTCCAGGGCGGCGATGCGGTATTCGTTCACCGCATCGGTCAGGGCGTTTATCTCCTTGATCTTCTCGGCGTAGGCCTCGTATTGCCTGAAGGCCCGGTTGTTCCCAAGCTCGCTTATCTTCTGGAACAGCTGTATCGCCGCGGATATGATGGTCAGGATGACCGACGCCTTCTCCACCGCCGAGATGGCATTCGCTCCGGTCTGCGCCACTTTGTCCAGCCCGTTGATGGTGGTGAGGGTGAACAGGGCGATATCTCCCATCAGGGTGACGATCTCCCCGGCCTGCCCTCCGATGGCGCCGCCCAGTTCCCCGACGGCACGCGCCAGCTCCCCGACGATGTCCGCCGCTTCCTTTTCGGCTTTCTCCACCCGGGAGGATGACCTGGCCACCTTGTCCTGCGCCTTGTTGTATTTCTCCATCGCGGCGGCGGCCGTCAGATAGGTTTCCTCCATCTTCCCGGTCCTGTCATTATACCTCACCCCCGTGGACACCCGTCCTCCGGCATTCACGGTCTCAAGGTTCCTTTGGGCCTCGGCAAGTTCGCGTTCGGCTTCGGCGAGCTCGCTCTTCCTGTCGGCAAGCGCCTGGAACGGGTTCCGGCTGTCCAGCTCGTCCATGATCTCCCGGATGGTCGTGGTGTATTCCCTCAGGTCCTCGGGGGAGAGCACCTGTGCGGCGGCCTGTTTGGCCTTCTCGAACTGTTCCAGCAGGGAGTTCAGGGTGCCTGTGGAAGTTTCCCTCAGGTTCTCGAAGGCGCGTATGTAATCGGGTGATTCCGTCAGCTGCTTGTAGTCCAGCTTGATGAGCTCCTTCCCCTTGTCCTTGGTCGCACGCGCGATCTGCAGGTCCAGGGATTCCACCCCGGCGGCATCCCCTTCCGCTTCGGCCTTGCGGCGCTCCTCATAAAGCTGTCCGATCTTATGGTTGTATTCCTTGTCCAGGGCGGCCCGCTTCTCCTGGTAGGTGCCGTATTCCTTGTAATATTCCACCCATTCTCTCAGGTTCCTGTCACGGAACTCCTTCTCGATGTCGTAGGATTCCTTCAGGTACCCCATGGTAGCCAGCGCCCGTTGCTGGGACGCGTTGTCCTTCACGGCCTGCCTTTCCTCGGGCGTGGACTTCACACCCCGTTTCTTCTCGGCCTCGTCCATTTTCTTGAGGGTGTCACGCTCCTCCTTGTCGATCTGCGCGAGCGACTCGTCAAGCTCCTGCCTTGCAAGGGCCTGGCGTTTCCTTATACCTTCCTGCATGACCGATATGCGTGCCGCCTCAAGTTTCTGCTGCGCCCTGATACGGGCGTCGGCGAGCTCGTCCTGATAATCCCGGGCCGATTTGCCCGTATCCTTGGTTTCCTTTTCTCCTCCGCCTCCTGTGATGTAATCGGTCACATTGACGGACTTGGCGGCGGATTCTATGTTTTTTTGTATGTCAGCGCGTTTTTTTGCATTCTTCTCAAGTTCCGCCGTCCGGCGCTCGAATTCGGCAATCAGTTTGCCGTCTTCCGTAGAGTCATAATACATCCCCAATCCCCATTTCACAAGATTGGATCCCTGGCGTGCAGTATTTTCACGAACCCATTTGTTATATTCAGCCTGCCGCTCCTTCGCTTCCCTATATTCCTCCCTGTTACGGTTGGTCCAGTTGGTGTCCGCATTCATGGCACGTTGGAGCTGCCAGTCCTGTTTGGTATAGTCTGCTATGATATCCTCGCTGGCTTTCGCCTGCCCGGCACGGATAAGGGCCTGTGTCAGACTGTCATAGGCTGATGCGGCGTTACCCGCCAGGATCGCCTCGTTGGTGAGATTGGCGAAATACTGGGGATAGATCTTCTGCAGCTCGTCCGCAGCCTTGTTCCGTTCCCTTTCGCTACGGGTCACATCCTGTGTGGCGGAATACAGGATTCTCAGCCGGGAGATCTCATCTGCTTTGGAGGACACTGCTTTTCTTGATGCAGCGTTCAGGTCTTCCGCAGCTTTCTGTGCGGCTGTCAGCTCCTTATTGGCCTTGCCAATATTTTTCACCCATTCCCATAGGTCCTTTCCGTACACTATTCCGAGCGATATGGCCGCGACAAGCGCTGTCTGCCATGAGAATAATGAGCCGGCAAGCTGCTTCCACACCGGCACGCCTTTCTGCCCGGAGCGCATCAGCAACTCGTTCTGCTGACGCACGTCCCTGATGGCGTCCGTCAACATCGGAAGATTGTTGGAAATAGCAAGAATGAACATCTGCGGCCCCATGGCAAGGGAGGGTAGCTCACGCGCAACCTGCTGGAACTGCAGCCGCAAATTATTCGTTTTCTTTGTGATATCCTCCATGCTTGCGGTAACCTGTTGTCCGGCTACGGGAGTGGAGTTCGTCTTTCTTTTGACAGCCTCCAGGTCCTGCAATTCCGTCTTCAACTGTCTGACAACTCCCTGCAGTGCCTGGATATCCGCCATCTGGGCGTCGGTATTCGTACCTGCGGCCATGGCATTCCTGTACTGTTTCTGCAGTTCCAGCAGTTCCTGCTCCAGCTGTGCAATGACCTGTTTTGCGTACAGGCCTATCCCGGAAAGGTTGCCCTCCACCGAGCGCATCCCCTTCAGTGTCTTGTCGTCAAGCAGTATCTCCAGTCTTACAGGTTCCATTCCTATCCTCCGAGTTTTGTTTGAAAATATTCAGTGGTGAATTTGTCCGGCCTACGTTTGCGCTCCCTTTCCAGGAGCTCCTCCTTGGTCACATACCGGCTGACATCCGTGTTCATCAGCATCAGCTCGGCGTAGCTGATCTTCCACAGGATGTGCCGTTTCGACCTGCCGAACCGTTCCATCGCCTGCGCGATGATTCCGAAAACGCTATGGGGGCCTTCCTGCCGGCCCGTTAACCCGTTTTCCTTTCCCGGCTTCCTATCGGCTCCAGCAGCCCCGCCGTCCTGGACGCCAACGGAATAGTATTGCAAAAAGGCTGTATGTCCATGCCCCTGAGCAGCTCGATGAGGGCGGCGGAGAGCATCGCCGGATGCACCCTCCATCTGAGGTACCATGCCAAAGGGCCGGAGAACAGCATCCCCGAGAGCCATCCGGTGCATACGGCCAGCGCGACCATCCGGCTGACCGCCTTTCCCTTCTCCGCCACGAACCGCATCCTTTCCTCATAGTCCATCGCCTTGACATCCTCCGGGGTGACGCCGAGCTCCAGGTACCGCCTTGCTATGCGGATGACCGCCCCGGCGGGCGGACGTCGCATGACAAGGAAGGATTTCCCGGGGCGTTTTTTAAAGGGTCTGAGCGGCATCACCGGAATGCGGATGCCGATGTCAAGCAGCATGTCCGCCGCCTGTATTCGTGTGTCCGTCATGACTGTGACGGAATTTCATCGGAGGGGGGCACCTGTCCGGGAGCGAAGATCTTGTAGGGAGGCTTCTCCCCGGCCTCCTGCATCTCCAGCTCGCACTCGATGCCCAGCACGTTGCTGAAGTTGATCCCGTTGGCGAAATTGCATGTGAGCACCCCGTTATAGATACGGATCGTGTGTCCCGTCACGGTCTCGATGTCGAACACGCCCTGCACGTCCTTGTCCTCCGTCGGAGGCACATAGACCCCGGTGCTTTCCTTCGTCCCGCCCATCACCTGTATCATGTTGTCCGCGGACAGCTCGATGAGCGTGAACGTCCATGTCTTGGTTCCCGGTGTGGATTTGAGCACCGCGAACGGCGCGTTGCGTTTCTGCGCCGCCCAGATGCGGGTCTTGGAAGGCGAGTCGCCTCCGGGCTGCAGCCCGTCCTCGGATATCAGCCCGAGAGCCTGCCCGTTATATTTAAGAGCTTTCACGCCATAGATGGCGCCGGTATTCGTTTCTGCCATAATGATTCATGTTTTAATTGTTCCTTGATTTGTCTTTAAACCGCCGGAGCCCCCAGAAGAGAAGCAGGAGGACAAAACAGCACAACACCTTCGTCCTTGTCCGCTCCCAAAAAGAGGGAACCGGCTGTTTTTCCTCGGCCGTACTCTCCTCTGACTCCAACTTCAGGTCCGAGGTCTCCCTTACGGTGATCTCCGGCCGGGCATGTGAGACGGCCGTGACGTTCACGCCGCCTTCCCCGTCCGATTCCACCCTCAGGTCCAGCCCCTCATGCTGCTCCGTCACGCCCATGCCGGCCGGAAGGCCGCCTATCGTCCGGAGGAGCCCGGGTTTCAGTGCCAGGCTCGTCAGAGTCGTCGGGGCCTTGCCGAAGATTATTTCCCCGGTTACGCTCCTCTGAAGAGAGCCCGAGCGGACGGCTGTTCGGCTCTCCCTGTTTGCTGCGCATCCAGACAACAGCAGGACAGCGGTCAGCATACTTGCACTGGTAACATTTACGCAGCGCCTGTTCCAGAACGATAATTTTCTCATTGACTTTTCGTATTTGGTCGCTTAAATGTAAAGTCGTCTCGGAGAGGTCGTCATACAACTGCTTGTATGTGCCCTCGTTCTCCTTGACCGCACGGACCTTGACGAGCCTGCGGTCACGCCACCAGCCTATTGCCATGGCTATGCACCCCGTGGGGGCGAGCCACTGCTGGAGAAGTTCGAATACAGTGCCCCAGTCCATACGCATGTCATTTTTCAGATCATCTCCCAGCCGGCCTCTATGTCCGCCATGACGGCGGGCACGCCGTTTTCCACCCGGCTCATCGCGGCGGCCAGACGGCACATCGTCCCCTTGTCATCCACATCAGGCTCGTAGGTAGTGGGAACCTGAAGCTCGCCGCATACACTTGAAAGGTAGGCGCGGGTGTCGTTCTCCGTGGACGGGGCGTAACGCCCGATCATAAGGGAGAGGGTCCTCAAACCGTGTTTCTTCCGGTAGTTCCTCAAGGTGATGAGCATGGCACGGTAGCCGTATCTCATGTCGGTGAACTGGAAGAACTCCTTGTCCGTCTGCACCGGGCGGAGACCCTTCCACCTGTCACCTGACAGGCGGAGGTTTCCGGGGTTATTGTTTCGTAGTCCTCTTGGTGTCATGGTCATGACTCGATTTCATCGGTTTCCGAATCCGTTCCTTCAGACGCGGCTTTCGCTCTCGCTGCCGCCATCGCTTCCCGTCTCACCTCGGCCCACCGTTTCTCGGCCGGAACTTCCTGGTCCTTTTTCTGGACAGTGGTACCGTCCCACGAATAGATGGCTCCGATCGCCTCCTGTTTCTTGGGAAGAACGATGTAGTAATGGCGGAAGTTGACCAGGCTTTCCTGGGTCTGCGGGCTGGTGGCCGCAGCCGAATAATACATCTTGGTCGAGCCCTGCGCACGGAACATGCGGGGTACATAGAACACGAAGGATCCTTTCAGGTCGGTTTCACCCGGAGTCTGGTTGTACGGAACCTTGACCCCCTCATTGGTGTAATACGGACAGTTGATGAACGTGTATATCTGGAAACCGTACATGTTCAGGAGTTTGCCGCTGGTATAATTGTAAAACTTGTCCTTGAACGACTGGTCCTGTTCGAGCAGGTCGTTCACATGATCCGGACACAGCACAAGACGGCGCCCGTCCTCCGGCACCTCGGCATTGTCCAGGGCGCGTTTCAAGGCGATGATGTCTTTCAAGGTCAGTTTTTTCCGTCCTGTGGCATCCGCCTCCCCGCTGGTGGGGATCACCGGAGTCTTGCCTGTATGGCTGTATGGAGCCAGGGCGTGCGCCGCCTTCTTGTAACGGATACGGTCGATGGCGTTCCTGTGACGCTCGACATCAAGCGAGAACTTGTCATAGGAAATTGCATAAAGCTGGTCATCCGTCACACGGGTGGCCTTTGTCTGGAATTTGTCCAGGCCGATGGGGATGTCATTCTCCTCCAGATTCTGTATGGGTATGGGATAGGTGGTGTTGTTCACCAGCACGTCCGGATCGGCACCCACATCCACCAGGTGGATGATCTCGTTGTTCACTCTTGCGGAATAGTCCGGTATCCCGTCAAGGAACGACGCCGTCAGTCCCGCGTCGAGCTGTCTGACCAGCTCTCCCGTCCATACTTCGGTGTACACACCCTCCATGGCGGCACCGGCCGGCATGAATCCCTTAAGAAGCATCGGCACAACAATTCCCGAGGCCGCACCGTATGCGGGGCTGATCCCCACCATTGACGCAAGGATGACCCCCATTATGACATTGAAGGCCGTTCCGGTCAAAAATTTCAGAATAAATTTCTTTTTCATGATTCGCTTTTAATTTTTAGTTAATTAAATTCAGGGCAATCCACTCCGAACTGTTTCTTGTACAGGCGTCTGTACTGCTGCGGGTCATCGGAGCGCATCAGCTTGAGCTCCTCCTCCGGCACATCCGTCCATTTCTCGTAGCCTCCCGCATGTACGGCTCCTCCGGATTTCCCGGCCAGTATGGCGGAAGGGCGCAGGGCAGGGTTCATCGCCTCGAAGGTCAGCTTGAGGGACTCCGCACCGACCGATTTCCCCAGGGAGATGAAATGATCCTTCCTGTCGGCGCTGATCTTTCCCTCCCCGATGGCGGAATCCACAAGGGCGGTTATACCCGAGAGCTTGAGTCCGTCAAGCTCTTTCTCCAGCTTCTCCTTCTCGGCCTGCAGCACTCCGTTCGCTCTCTGGTACTCCAGCAGGAGATTGATCTTTTTCTGCACGTCTGTCAGTGTCGCGGCATCCGTGAGGCCCAGCATCAGGGCGACTGCTTTCATTTCTTCATTGTTCATTTCAGGTGTAGTTTTTTGGTTATTGTTTTTTTTCAGGAGGGGAAGACTGTGCGAGCCGTCCCCCTTGCTGAGTTTCAACGGTTTCCCTTCATAAATCAGGCTGATATTGTCATCATTCCCCCCGATATCCACCATGCTGTACTCCACCAGTTTGGACCTGGTCACCGTGGGGCAGGTCTGCCCGGGTTTCAGGAGTGCCGGATCTTCGGAGAGTTCGAGTATGTCGAAATTGGGCGATCCCATGCGCAGCGTGCCTTTCTCCCATTGCTGTCTGGCCATCCTGCTCTCCTCCCGGACATCGTCAAACCAGGGCTCTCCGGTAATCTCACCGTTCTCCCTTCTGATATCCTTCACCATTCCGATGACGCACCCTCTCTCGTGCATCCACAGCAATACAGGGTTCCGCTCGTACTGGGACAGGTCCACCCCGTCCGTCCTCACCCATGTTCCGTAACAGTTCAGCGTTTCGTTGCTTATTCTTATTCTTTTGCCCATTTCCGTCTGATTTTGCCGCAAACTTACATCCGGAGGGAAGGTGTTCAAAAAAAGTGTGCAACACTTTCAGCATTGTGTGCAACGCCCGCGCATTTTCTTGCCTTCGGGACGTTCCGCAGTGCATCTTTGCAGAAAAAACAATTCATTATGGCAAGAACCGGACATAAGTCGAAAGATACCGCCAAGGCTTTGTACCTCAAGGGAATCCCGCAGGAAAGGATCATCGAGATGACGGGGATCGCCCGCCAGACGCTCAGCAGGTGGATCAGCCAGGAAGGATGGAGGGAGCTGAAAGCCTGTTACGGAATGACACGCGAGGAGGTCACGCAGAAGATCCTCTCCATCATCAACGACGCCATCGAGGACCCTGACGAGTATCTGAAGAAAAAGAAGATAGCCGACGACCTGGTCAAGCTGGCCGCCACCATCGAGAAGATGGACAGGAGCACCAATGTGGTGCATTATGTGGAGGCCTTCATCCGGTTCGAGGACTGGCTGATGGAACACCGGAAGGATTATCCGGAGCTTCCCGACAAGGTCGTGGCGATGCTCCACGGCCTGCATGATGATTTTCTAACCCCCTTTTTCACAAAGAAGCCATGACGGAACAGGAAAGGAAGGACGCGTACAAACGCTGGCTGCAGCAGAGCGAACGGCTGGCCAGGATCACATCGGAGGACCGCATGGAATCCCCCCAGGAGAGGAAACGCAACATCGCGCGGGCGCTCAGGGATTACGACTATTTCTGCCAGCGTTACCTCAGGCACTACTGCGAATGTCCCAATGCCAGGTTCCAGAACGATGCGGCCCGGTATATGTACAATAACGACAACTGCCGCGCCGTATTCAAATGGCCGCGCGGCCATGCCAAGTCCGTGCACCTTGACATCGGGATACCCTTGTGGCTGAAATTCAACGGCAAGCTGCATGTGATGGTGCTGGTCGGGAAAAGCGAGGATAATGCGGACGCCCTTCTGGGGGACCTGCAGATGGAGCTGCAGTCCAACCGGTACATCATCGAGGATTTCGGCGAACAGTACAATGCCGGATGCTGGCAGGAAGGGGAGTTCGTGACGAAGGACCGGTGCGCCTTCTTCAGCCGGGGACGGGGACAGTCGCCGCGAGGACTGCGTTTCCGGGAGATGCGTCCCGACTACATAGTGGTGGATGACCTTGACGATGACGAGATGTGCCGCAGCGAGGCCCGGGTACGCGAGATGACCAAGTGGATCAAAGAGGCGCTCTTCGGATGTTTCGGGGGAAAGGGAGGACGGTTTGTCATGGTGGGCAACCTGATCGGAAAGAACAGCGTGCTGCAGAAGATCATTGACAGCAGGACCGTGCACACCAGCTCCGTCAACGCTTTCGACAGGGACGGGAACCCGTCATGGCCCGAGAGATATACGGCGGAATACCTCCACGGACTGGAGGAGTTCATGGGATACCGCTCCTTCCAGAAGGAATACATGAACAACCCCGTCACCGAAGGGGCGGTATTCCAGGAAAGGTGGATAAGATACAAGCCGATGCTCAGGCTGAAATATTACGAAAGCATCGTGGTATACGTCGACCCATCATGGAAGAGCGGCGGAAAGAACGACTACAAGGCGTGCAAGATGTGGGGGCGGCCCAAAAGGGGGCTGAAAACGGCATCGCACAGGGAACTGCACTGCATACGCGCGTTCTGCCGGCAGTGCGGCGTAGGCGAGATGGTACGCTGGCTCTATGACCTGTACGAATCCCTGCCGGAGGACTGCGCCGCCACCTTCTATATGGAGGCGAACTTCATGCAGGATACCATACTTGACGAGTTCCAGAGGGAGGGGGACATAAGGGGATACCAGCTTCCCGTCATGCCGGACACGCGCAAGAAACCCGACAAGTTCGCACGGATCGAGGCCATATCCCCCTTGTGGGAAAGAGGGCTCGTCTGGTACAACATCAGGCTGAAGGACGACGCCGACATGCGGACATCCATTGACCAGACGCTCTCCTTCGAGCAGGGAAGCCGGGCGCATGACGACTCCCCGGACGCGGACGAGGGGGCGATATACAAATTGCAGAAACAGGTGCGCCAGGATACCATGCCGCCCCGTATCGGAATGAGGCAGGCGCCCAAGGAAGGATGGTGACAACCAAACAAAACTTACCATTATGTATATAACGGAACAGGACTATATCAATATCGGGGAGGAAGCCCTGAAGATCGTGCAGCAGAGCAAGGAGGAGAACCGCCTGCTTGCCGAAAGGTTCGCCATGGATTTTGCCGCCGGATACTTGAGAGGACGGTACGACGTGGATGCCGCATTCTCCAGACAGGGGGACGAAAGGAACATGGCGCTGGTGGGGTGCCTGACGGATATCGCGCTGTACAGGATGGTGCTGGGCCTGCCTGCCCGCATGAGCCTTGAGAAGTACAGCACACAGTATGACAAACAGGTGGAATGGCTGGAGGCGGTGCAGGCATCCGAAGTGATGCTTGACCTCCCTACCGTCACCGGGCCCGACGGACAGGAAGACTATTACAACCCGATCCGCACAGGTGAGGGGATCAGGAACAACTATATCTGGTAATTATGGGAAAAGGAAGAGACAAGGGGGTGCGCATCGGCAATATGGACCTTGCGCGCCGTGCGGATAGGAAAAAGGTCCGCGACATCACGGTCAGCCTCCAGCTGCAGACGGAGAACCTCACACGCAACGACCTGAGGTCATGGCGGCACGCATGGCAGCAGGCCATCAATGTGGAGCAGCCCAGGCGGAACCGGCTGTACAACATCTATACGGACGTGGATGTGGACGGGCACCTTGCCGGATGCGTGGAACAGCGTACCGGGTTCGTCATGAACAAGGGATTCAGGATCGTCGACAGGTCAGGCGCCGAGAACGAGGATCTCAGGGAGCTGTTCGAGACACCGTGGTTCAAGCAGTGGATGCGGCTCAGCCTTGAAAGCATATATTACGGGAACTCCCTCATCGAGCTGGGACCCGTCATCACCGTGGAGGACAAGCCGGTGTTCAGCAGCGTCAGCCTGATACCGCGCACCCATGTCGTGCCTGAATACGGGGTGATCATCACCAGCGAGAACGACACATGGCAGTCGGGGTACGACTACCGCAGCGGCCCCGTGTCATGGTGGGTGACGGAAGCCGGAGGCACGCATGACCTGGGACTGTACCTCAAATGCGCCCTGCATACCATCCCGAAAAAGAACATGGCCAGCTTCTGGGACATGTTCGGGGAGATATTCGGCATCCCCTTGCGTATCGGAACGACCACCAGCCGTGACCCAAAGGAATTCGACAAGCTGGAAAGACTGCTCAGGAACATGGGGGCCGCATCATACGGGCTGTTCCCGGAAGGGACGACCATCGACATCAAGGAATCCACACGGGGGGACGCGTACAATGTTTACGACAAGCGCATAGAACGCTGCAACAGCGAGATAAGCAAGGCGGTGCTCACGCAGACCATGACCGTAGACAACGGGGCGTCGCTCTCACAGTCCAAGGTCCACGAGAACATGCTGGACAACCTGATCAACAAGGATGCCGACATGATAAGGGACCTGGTGAACTGGCAGCTGATCCCCCGCATGGTAAAACACGGGTTTCCGGTCAAGGGATACCGTTTTGACTGGGATGACAGCGTGACCTACACGCCCGAGCAGCAGGTGGCATACGAGTCCATGGTGATGAACCACTACGAGGTGGACCCCAAATATATCGTAGACAAGTACCAGATTCCCGTAATGACAAGAAAGGACAGGAAGGAGCAGCTGGTAAAACCTTTTTTCGACTAGGCCCCGCCGACTATGCGGGGCTGCATGAGAGGGCCGCGCTGCTGTACGGGAGCAGCACGCTGGCCCTGGAAAAAGACGACAACGACACACGGCAGGCCGACACCTCGCAGGTGGAGGAGGCCTTCCTGCTGCTTATGGCATGGCTGTACAGACAGAAGGGGTTCAGCCCGGAGATGCTGGAGGACGAGGAAGTCAGGGAATTCATCAAGAAGACCGCCGCGCTGCTTGACAATGCCGTGGACCTTTCCGTCAGGGAAGTGCCGCTGGACGAGGTGAGCGTGCAAAGGCTGAAGGAGTCCGACTATGTCTTCAGCGGAATAAAGACCTTCCACGAGCTGAACGAGGCGTTTCCCTCCCTGCTCGATGAAGACGGAGGATTAAAACCGTTTGAACGGTTTTTAAACGACGTTCAGACAATCAACGACACCTATAACGGGGCCTATCTGAAAACAGAGTGGAACTTCGCCAGGTCATCGGCGCTGATGGCCGCGAAATGGAAGGATTTCGAGAAGGACGGGGAGGATTACAACCTGCAGTACCGTACCGTCGGAGACGAGAGGGTCCGCAAGGGCCACCGTCCACTGGACGGGATCACCCTTCCCCTCTCCAGCAGGTTCTGGGACTGGTATCTCCCGCCCAACGGGTTCGGATGCCGCTGCACGACAGAACAGGTCCGCAAAGGGAAATATCCGGAAAGCGACGAGAGGGAGGCCATGAACCTCGGATCGCAGGCCACATCGGGAAAGTACCAGGAGATGATGCGATTCAATCCGGGGAAACGGATGACCACATTCCCGGCATATAACCCGTACACCCGCAAGGACTGTGCGGACTGTGACGGCAAAGGGGACGGGAATGAACTGTGCAGGGCCTGCCGGATCATCCGGAAACAGGCCGGGAAAGGAGGCGGCAATGGCTGACAACGGTTCCGGAAAGACCATGAGGGAGCTGCGGGGACGGATAAACCGGTTCATCCGCCTTACGCTGAATGACATCAGGGTGGAAGCGAAGGAGGAGTTCGACATGAATTTCAAGCGCGAGGCCTTCTTCAACGAGAAATGGAAAAGGCGAAAGGGTGACACGGACGAAACCAGAGGCCTGCTCGTACAGTCCGGGACCCTCAGACGCAGCATACGCTCCCAGATAATGGAAGGAGCCAAGGGGGTGGAGATCACCTCGTCCGTGCCGTATGCGAAGATACACAACGAGGGGGGAAGCATCACCGTCACCCGCAGGATGAAAGGATATTTCTGGATAAAGTACAGGCAGGCCGTGGGAGGTATAGCCCGGACAAAGGCCGGGAAGGCACGGAACGGCAGGAAAAACCGGCAGATATCCCGGGATGCGGAGTTCTACAAGGCCATGGCGCTGAAGAAGACAGGAAGCAGGATCATGATTCCCAGGCGTCAGTTCATCGGACGCCATCCGGATCTGGAGAAACTGCTGGATGAGATAGCCATGGAGAATTTGAAGAAAGTGTTCAACGATAACGATTAAAGTATGAGAAGTTTTTTCTATTTGCAGCTCCAGGAACGCCTGGAACAGCTGCCGGACAGGCAAGGGGTGCCGGCAGTCAGGACCTATGACCTGTGGAACGAGCAGGTCGACTTCATCGAGGAGGAGGAGCCTTTCGACATGCCCGCCGTGTTCCTTGAGTTCATGCCGTATAAATGGACGACGCTATCGGGTGCCGTACAGCAGGCGGCGGTTACAGTCAGGCTGCATGTCGTGACCCCCTGGAAAGGCTCGTCAAGGAAGGGAAGCCGATATCAGCAGCAGTCCCTGGAACGTTTCAGCCTGCTGGAGGAGATCAGCGCCTGCCTGCATGATTTCAAGGGGGACAACGGAAAGGTCAGCTTTGACATGTTCCGGCGTACCGCCAGCGACACAAACCATAATCATGCGGAGGTGGTGGAGGATGTGGAGGAATACACGTTCAGGGTGGTTGAGAGACTTTAGAAAAGCGTCATCTGCATCTCGCGCTGCCGGGCGATGACACGGTCGTCCGCGCTGGCCTTGATCATGTTGTAGAAGGTACGCTCACATATCCGGTATTTGGGCCAGATGTAACGGCGGAATATCTCACGGTTCGAAAGGCCGCTACGGCTGTGCTCGTCATAAATGCGCACGACATCCGTAAGACGGAACACATAACTTCTTCCCGGAGTGTTTATCCTGGATTTCCTCATACCCTGAAACATTTGAACAATTTGAAAAAAAATTTTACCTGTATGACAAAGGTAGTGATTATGAAATAAATATGCAACAAAGGGAGGGTTAATAATAAAAAAGCCCTCAACGCTCGTTTTCCGATCCCCATCAAGAAAACATAGAAGCACACGCACTCCAAACGCTGAGGGCTAAAATCCTTAGACTTGAAATGCGTGTGCTTTTTCTTTGATGGGGTGCACAAAAGTAATAATAAAAATTGAATAATCATGTGCAAGAGCGAAATTTTCTTCAACCTGCTCGTCCTGACCGAGCGTGAAACGGAAGTGCCGAGGGAACGTATACTGGGCGACTTCAGGGACATGGAGTCCACGGACGCCAGATATGTGCTTGTCAGGCTGCTCTCGGAAGCCGGCCTGTATCCCGACCAGATAGCGGGGATGACCAACCGCACGGCGCGGGGAGTACGGCGCCTGCTGGCGCGGAACATCACCTCGCCGATGATCGGAATATATCTGGAACAAATAAGGAAACACATCAGAACAGGACGCTCGACGGAGCGCGTGTAGTTGAGTATGTTTGCACCACGGTCGGATTAGTGACCGGAACTACAAAATACAAATACAACTATGAGTGAATCAAGAACTTTTGTGTTCCCCGAGAACGGGAACTCCGGAGGCGGCACCAACGGCATTCTGGCCATGCTTCCGGCGCTTATGCAACAGCGCGGTGTGGATCCGAACATCCTGGCGCTGATGGGAAACGGCAACAACCGTAACGGCAACGGCTGGGGTGACGACCTGTTCGCCATCCTGCTTCTGTTCATCCTGATGGGATGGGGAGGCATGGGAGGTTTCGGCGGCGCCCGTGGCGGAATGATGGGCAACGGACAGGGCGGCGTGGTCCCCTTCGTGCAGAACGACGCGAACACCGCCGTGATCATGCAGGCCGTACAACGCAACGGATACGACATCCAAAGCCTGGCCACCGCGTTGAACACTTCCTCGGACGCCGTACAGGCCGCCATAAACAGTCTTGGCATGCAGATATGCAACATCGGCAACCAGATGGGCATGAACACCAACCAGATCGTCACCGCGATCATGCAGGGCAACAACGCCATCCAGTCGCAGATCTGCCAGTGCTGCTGCCAGACAAACGAGAACATCACCAAAATGGGCTACGAGAACCAGCTGTCCGTATGCAACCAGACAAACGCACTGGTGAACACGGCCAACCAGAACACGCTCGCATTGCGTGACGCCGGTACGGCCAACACCAACGCCATCATCAGCAAGCTGGACGCCATGCAGAACCAGGCGCTGCTTGACAAGATCGACTCGTTGCGCGAAAAGAACAGCACGCTCGTCAACCAGCTCTCGCAGGAGCACCAGAACGCGTATTTCGCACAGGTGTCCGCACAGACCATCGCGCCTGTCAACGCCGCGCTGGGTGATCTGAGCGCCCGTCTGGCGAAGATTGAGTGCAACCAGCCCGAAGTGGCCAAGGTGCCGTACAGCCCGGTTGTGGGAATCCCCACCTGTGTGGCGGCCCAATACGGTCTTGGATACGGCTTCAATCCTTACGCCGCCGGTAATGGCTTTTGGGGTTAATTGAGGAAGGAGGCTATTATGGCAGTATATCCTTTCCAATTTGTAAACCGCAGGGGTTCTGCGGCCATATCAACCTCGGGAGTAACGGTCAATACCGACAATGTGGTGTTCTCCTTTCCCAACCATGCCTTTGTGAACGCATGGTACAGGGGGACCATCTACATTGACCTGGCGCAGGCCGTTCCCACAGGAACAACCGGGACGCTGCCGGTCCTGTTCGAGACAAACGGGGTGACACAGGCCGTGACCAAGTACAACGGGGAAGCGCTGACGGCGGCCGACATCCCCGGTACGGGAGTGTTCGAGTTCTGGTTCGACAGGACGACAAACACCCTGCAGATAATGACCGGAGTAGTTTAAGAACACGGAGGGAGGAATCCCTCCATTTAAAGAGAAACAATTATGCCTTTCCAGAATTTAAGAGTCAACAGCCAGTTTTACATACTCCATAAGGACGGGACGCCTTATGTGGAGGTCGGCGCCATTGCGGGAGTATCCAATCCGGTCCCGGACGGGACACAGCCGGTGATGTTCGGCCAGCCGATGAAGATGGTGGTGGACATCACCGTCAAGGTCGGCGAACAGACCGTCACGTTCCAGAAGATACCCGCGGGGGCGGACATCGCCGACGCGAATTTCCCCGGAGGCGGGAACATGGTCATATCCGGGTCAAGGGAGTCGATGAACTCCGAGGTGGCGGCCATGAGGAACAGGTCCGCGGAGATACTCAGAAGCATAGACCACCACCGTGCCATAGTGGACGCCTGCGGCAAGATGATGGAGATACTGAATCCCGAGTTTGCCGAAAGGCAGAGACAGGAGGCGGAAAACAAGGCTCTCAGGGAGGAGATATCCGAGCTGAAGGCCATGATGGCCGAACTGCTTAAACCGGCGGAAAGGCCCAGTACGAACAATTCTAAAAAACAACAAGTATGATGATGATCGAGATAGAAGACAGCAAGGTCGAGAGAATGTCCGATTATGCCGAAAAAATGCTCAAGTATGGCGGCAAGCTCATGCAGTGCATTGAGGAACTCTCGGAAGGGAGCGGCATGGGACAGCGCGACGACGGCTACGATGACTATGACGAGTATGACGACATGGGACAACGTGGCGGTTATGGAAACCGTGGCGGATACGGCGGAGGATACGGGAACCGTTATGGCGGCGGCTCGATGGGCCAGCGCCGCGGAGTGCCCGGAACAGGACGCTATTCAAGATACCGTTAGTTTAACCCGCCGGGACGGAGGATTCCCCCGTCCCGGCTAACAAGAAGACCATGAACAGGACAAAAGAACCTCTGGACATATACGATGACCGGCCAAAGGAGCTGACGGCGTACCTCCGGCACAATGGCTGGCACTTCAACAAAAAGCTGTGCGACTTCGCCGTGTCGCTCATGCGCAGGATGAACCCGGCAACCGGAAAAAGCGAGAAGGTCGAACCCATGACCAAGGACAAGGTGGACGAACTTCTGGCCAAGAACGGGGTCAGGGTGGAGAACAACACATTATATGACTATGTATACGTGGCCAACCAGGCAAAGGCGGACTGTTTCAAGTCCTCCATCGCCGACGAGCCCCATCTGGCGCTTTACGTCAAGGATATCATAGATGACTATGACGCTCCGGAAGGCATGGTCATGTGCATGTGGTATGCAAAAATGACAAGGGCCGGGGAACCGGTGGAATGGGACGAGATGTTATGATCCGCCAGCGGTTTGACATAGAGGAATACGGCTGGAAGGTGGCGGTCTACTATGCCGTGGACTGTTACTACACCGACGAGATCATTGGCAGACTCTATGACATAGGCTGCCGCGGGGATGATCTGGAAACGGCGTACAGGAACCTGTCCTCCGGCAAACCGGACACCGGACTCACCTATTCCAACTACAGCACAAGGCAGACGGTCATGGTAATAGGGATCACATCGTCACCCGCCGAGTTCCAGAACTCCTATGACCATGAGAGGAAGCACCTGGAAGCGCACATGGCAAAGGCACTGGGGATCGACCCGTGGGGCGAGGAGATATGCTACCTGTCCGGCAATATAGGACAGAAGATGTTCGACAAGGCCAGGTTGCTGCTGTGTGATTGTGAATGTTGTAAGAAACAGATAAAGGAACTTATATGAAAAAGAAAGAAATCAGGAAAGCGCTGGAAGGCGGCACGCCGTTCTCAAGCCTGTACTCCCTTCTCCCCTCCGGGCAGAAGGAGAAATTCAAACAGTTCGCCGCGGCATTCGGATTCACGGAGCGGCAGGTCAGGGAAAGACTGCGGAAAGAAACACGATAGCTTCTCATTGACAACGGGCGCCCCCGCATATTATTGTATGCCACAGGCGCCCGTTCTGTTTTTATCCTATAGTTAATCTTTCCTCAAACTCCGCAATGATACAGTCTGCGTCACCACCATGCACCCAGTTATCCAAAACAGAGGAAAGAACTTCGATGGCTTTCCGTTTCATTTCTTCCTCTGCCATTGCAAGAGCTTTAAGAGCATCTTCTTTTGCGATAACCGGGTAGTCGGGATTGACTACCACAAAATTCTCACTTTTAATATATTCTTTTGACTTGTTCATATCTGAATGGATTTGAGCCATACGGCAGACATTCAACCACCGTATGGCAATATTCATTTCTTCATTAATTCAATGCGATCTTTCAAGGTAATAAGATAGTCGTGCATCTGTATTTTTTGCCTCTCCATTAAAGCAACCTGATCTTCACCAGCTATTTCAACAGCATCTTTTCGACCAAGAAACAGGACTAACTTATTATGTTTGTCCATCAACTCATTATATTCGATATACATACGGTCAAGAGGGGTATCAGCCACGTGATAAGCCTTCTCAAAGACATCTTTAGGGGACCAGCTTTCATAACCGTCTTCATACACCACCTTATAACCTTCTTCTACTGGTTCCATTGTTCTTGGAATAGCATCAGTAGGTAGATAAATTTTTCCACCCTTGCGAATTGCTGGTGTGGCTTGAACTAATTTTGTTCCAATGTACTTTTTCATATCAATATGGATTTTACAAAGCCCGTCCAAGGCTATTTAATTCATTTCTATATCTGTTATTAGTTAATTCTTTCAAGCCAATCGCTAACACATTTTTCCACTTCTACATAGCTAGTGAACGTTTTCTTTTCAACAGTTACACAATACCGCATTAATTCACCGCGAATTATTCCTGCATCATCCTTCCAAACATTTATGGCTCCATTATCTCCAGCAGCAGTACACGCATATCCCAGTTCAAGAGTTGGTTCAATATCACTTGTATCATTGATAAGATACGCATCAACCTTACGTCTTTTTACTCCTGGAAGCCCATCTAATTGATAGATAGGTTTCTCTTTCTTTATGACTATAATCTTATTCATTTCTATTCAGTTATGATTCAACATTCTGCAATGCCTGCATACATTCAAAAGGAAAGAAGCTATTCAAAGCATCATAAACTTCTTCCGGTATATCCTCTTCGCTTTCAAAATTCCCTTCAGCTCCTTCCGAGCCAAATACGGTTGCAATATGCTTTTCTTTAAATTCTTTGTCGTTAATAATTACGGTAGTCTCCCATCCTTCAGAAGTAATTTCTAATTTTATCTTATTCATATCAAATTATTGTTATTAATCGGTTTTTACTATTTTCCCATTATCCAATATCAAATATAACCGGCATTTATAGCTGACTGTATCCGCCCATTGGTGAGCATATTTCAAATACTGATGTAGCTTATACCTTCCGGGATTATTCATCATTTTATTTCTTATTCTTTTTTTCATCAGTTTTGAGGGTTATTGTTTTTCTTCATTTTTCAAAAAGCCACTCCGGTCAGGATATACCTTTTGTACCAGTTTCTCCATTTCCTCAATAGCTTTATAGGCATTATTTATATCATCTTCACGATAGGGATTGTTAGGATTATCGCCAAATAAACCATATATGACCTTGTATGAGAGCCTGTGAGCACGTTGCCTATCAATGTATTTTTGCTCACAGGTAGCAGTACCGTCAAGCGTTCCGCCAAGGCTGTTTGTAACAGCCATAAGCCTTGCCAACAATTTCTTTTGAGTTTTATTCATTTCTATTCAGTTATGAATTATTTTTTTATAACTACCGCCATTGTACTAACAGTCGTTCCACTCTCTTTAAACTCGCCAGCGCTGATTTCAAACACTTCTCCATGTACTTTTTCCAACCATTCCCGGAACTCAACACATTTCTTTTCAGACGCGAATTTCCAATGCTGACTAGTTATAGCTGCAAGAATTCCACCTTCTTCCAAGCGTTCATACATAAGTCTTACATGGTCTATGTCTTGATTGCCGGAGAATGGAGGATTAGCAATAATCTTAGTGTAATGCCCTACACTGTCTTTCGTAAAATCTTCATCAAGCAATATTACGTTATCAAGTGTATGAAGGAACTCCCTGTTTTCTGGCATCAGTTCATAACATTCAACTGTTACTGACGGGCACGACCGATGAATCGCTTTTATCAGAGCACCACGTCCGGCACTTGGTTCAAGTACGGTATCTGTTTCATGAATTCCACCGGCAAGCATTACCAGCCAGTCTGCAATATCAGCAGGTGTTTCAAAGAACTGAAAATCTTTTTGCAAATCGCATCGCTTACCTTCTTTCAAGATGGAGAACACACGTTCCGGATTAAAAGGAAATGTGAAACCCTGTACCTTCCCACCTTGCCATGAGCCGCCGGCTTCTTCTATCCACTTTTTTGCTTCGGCATAAGATTTTTTATTGAATTGAACTTGAGGAAGTTTGAGGATATTGTTCTCAAGAGTACAATGTTTCAGTATTTCTTCCACATTCCATTTTTTGCCTTCGTCAGCCTGTTTATCCTTTTCCCCAATCGGAGCGTCAGGTGCTAACAGTGAAGATATTTTTTGAACAACTATGTTGCTTGCGTCCATGAAGGCACTGACGCAAGATATCGCTTCTATCAAAAAAACAGTGTCAACACACCCGGTATCGTCATAGATGTCTATCCCTTCGGTCATGGATGACAGTTCATTGAGCTGCGCAACACTACCATGTAACGTTTCGATTAAAATCTTTTTTTTGTTCGTCATAGCTTTTTTGCAAATAAATTCTTGTTGTGTCTACACTCCCGTGACCTAGAAGGTCAGCGAGTTGAATTACATCTTTGTTTTTCTTAAGGAACATCTTAGCGAAAAAATGGCGAAAGGCGTGCGCGTGCATTTTCCTTGGATCAATGCCGCAATGTTTTCCCCATGCTTTCAAGTGCTGGGAAAAGCCACGCTGTGTGATCGGGCCGAATCTCCCTACCGCAAAAATCCCGGTTTTACCATATTCTTTAGCGTAAACCTTCGCTTCCTGCTGAATTGTTTTTTGGAAGAAAAAACGTCTGTACTTGTTACCCTTTCCTTTTAATACTACTTCCCCGGATATGATGTCTTCCCACGTAAACTGTTGGAATTCCGACAGACGGGCACCCGTTGTACCCAAAACCTTAATAAAGAAGTAATAGTCCTTGTTGGATTTCGTTTTCAGGAAATCCAACAAGCGGTTGTATTCCTCTTCTGTCGGGACATTGTTCACATCGAGCTTGCGCTTCATCTTAGGCCGCTTAAGCTCTATAGGCTTCTTCAGCCATTTGGAAAATCTTTCTATTGCTGTAATTCGCAAACGGATGGTAGCGGGAGATAATTTTTCTTCTTCAAGACTTTTTATAAACCTCCTGCAATTATCCATGTTTACCTCATTGGCATACTCGAAATACTTTTTCATTGAAGTATAATATAAATTAACTGTATGAGGGGAGTAGTCATTATTATCCGTCAACCATACTATAAAGTCATTCAATAGCTTTTTGCTCTTCTCGGATATGACGTCAAGTTTTTCCAGTGGCTTTACCGTCTTATCCCTCCTTCCATATCCGATGTTAAGGAAAGACAATAGATCGCATATAGCTGAACACATTATGGAATGACGCACCATGACATCTGCATTTTCACGCTTATAAACCAGATAGCCACGACGATTGACATCTTCAGTACGTTCAAGAAAATCCGTTACATATTTGATATATTTCCCGACAGTATCATAAGTCCTGCCTGTTGTGTATAAGTAGGAAATATAATCAGTTAATATCTTCTGCCTGTCATTATTCATAATCTTGTTTAATTAAATTATACCAATCATTGCTATCTTCGAAAAAACATCTGTATCCATTAGCCGTATGTTTGCCTCTTACTTTCCGACATATAGCACTGATCAAAGAAGGAGCCACGCCAATCATCTTACCAGCCGTTTGTATCGAAGGGAATACTCCACATAATTTCTCATCCTTTATCAAAACAACGCTCTTTTTATTCATGCCTGCACCAGTCTTATGCCAAGCCCCACGTCCTTTAGACAGATTTTTTATACTTCTGGCCTTGGAACGTTTTGAATGATAAACCATTTTACGACCCTTGTTGCGAGAAATACAACCTTTTAAAAATCGTCCGGTAATTAAGTCTCTCTCAAATCGCTCAGGCGGTATATATAATTCACTCATTTCTGTTCAGTTTTACTCTAATTGTTTATCGAAAATCTTAATACATTCAAATAGATAGTAGGCAATCACTGGTATCACCGCATTACCCATATCTTCTATTCTTCTCTTGTCCAATCCATCGGAAAACCCATCATCCATTCGTACATCATCATAGCTTGATTTGCTGTTAAACCGTTTAATTGGAATTGATACAGGGCTTTGTCTTGGTGTCCTTTCATGTAATATCTCTTGTATTGGACGGAAGATTTCAATACGACTTTTGCGTCCGATTTCGCTGGAGTAGGCAATGCCGTAAATACGTTCTCTTCTGTGATTGAACCCAAATTGCGAAGCCGATAAACATTGCCATTCCGCATCATACCCGCTTTTGGAAAGGTCGCAAAGGACTTGCTCGAATCCTCGAATAGTGAGCATTGGGCTGTTTTCAAACATGATGTATTTAGGTCTAACTTCCCCCAAAATTCTTTTATATTGTTTCCATAATCCAGAACGTTCTCCATTGATTCCTTTAACTTTTCCATTTTCCCATTTTTTTTTTGAAACATTTGCTATTGATATGTCTTGACAAGGAAATCCCCCACTAATAATATCTACATAAGGAGGGTATACAGTGGTGCAAACATCTGTGTATTGTATTGCATCATGGAAATGACGTTTTAAAACTTTCCTTTTATGTTCCTCAAATTCACAATTCCATAAAGTATTAATTCCTGCCATTTCGGCACCTAAATCAAAACCGCCAATACCACTAAATAGGGAGCCGTGAGTCAATTTACTTTGCTTCATTTCCATTCCGTTTTGAATTATAATGCTTCCATAATCTCATCATAGGTCATTTGCCCTTTTCTCCTTTCCGGTGTCCCGACCAATACCATACGCTCCCTTTTCCTTTCATTGAAATAGCTGCGTACACACCGGCGGAGATAATTGTAAGGATCAATTGTGAACAGTTTCTTTTTACACACACCTGATATTACACGGGTGATGATACTTTGCCACGCTTCCTTTATAACATCCTGGCTGCTGGTGAATCCTCCTGAATACATATAGCCTTTGACCTTTGATTCGTAAATGGTAAAAACGGACACCATATCCTCCATATTACCTTCTTCATAAAAACCTATCATGACTTCGGCTATACGGACAGCCTCGCGATAGCGTTGGACCAGATCTCTTTGGGAAGAACCGTGTCTGAAAGGTATTATGACTTTCTTGCAATAATCCCCGCGTGTCGTCAGAACCGGTTTGTTATCTTCCGTCATAATGACTATCCCTTTTATGGAATCAGGACATATCCCATGTTCAGCCGCATACAGAAGCCTGCCATAAGTAAACCGATACATACGCTTCTGTTTTCTTAGTAAGTAACGTCCGTCCGAACCGGGTCTTATCAGTCTTCCGGTGTTGGTGTTCCATAATTCACCATTCCTGCTTATCTCATAGTGGAATTCCGGAATGGGATACCGCTTGTTTTTATCTGTTGTTCTCATAGGATGTCCATTTGTTTTTTTCCCGGTTGATGTTCCTTCCCCATTGGCGGAAAGTCCGGTGTTCCGCATCCGGCCAGCCTTGCAATGATCGGGCGGAACTTTTCCTTTCTCAGTCTCACATCATAATACGCGGTTGTCGCCCTGCATCTGGATATCTTCAGGAAGGAGGCTATCTCACGGAACAGATACCCTTCCTCATACGCCATATAGCAGAACAGCATCCTTGAATCGGATATGTTCCTGGATATCATCCGGGACAGGATCATCTCCTGCGAGACGCCCGTCATTCCGGAGATCTCGTCCAGCATAAGCTGCATCGGTTTCTTTTTCTTGTTGTCTTTTCTCAGGTTCATAAGATTGTTTTTAAAAGGTTCTTAAATCTGTTTTAAAAGCACCGGCTCCTTATGCGGTGCCAGGTGGTTCTTTTCCTGAAACTCTGCGGACGGAACGCCCTGTCACGCTTATGCCAGCCCTCCCGGCACCGGAGTCTTGATTCATCCAGTATCTCCTCCATCGCGGATTTGAGACTCTCCAATTTTTCCACGGAGAGCAGCAGGTACTCATTCATTCCGTCCTTTTCCATACATCGCGAGATTGGGGGATTCGGGATCATAAGGCTCCACGGTGGTAAGGGTAACGGAGGATACGACCACACGTCCGCTCCCTTCGCAGCCGGGACAGGTAACGGTACTTACGGTGTCCGTCAGCTCGTCCAGGTTCTCAAGAAAGCCCCGGCCGCAGCATGTGCGGCACAGGACTACATGGGGATGGTCAAACTTCCTTCTTATCATCGCCGGAGAATTCAGGTTTCACATCAGCAGTGTAGGGATAGACATCCATAATGGCGGTCTCGGCCACCGAGCCGATGACATAGTCCGCCTGCGTGCCCTTCATCCCCTCGTCCAGCTTCTTTACGGCATCGCGAAGGTCGGAAGCCTGTACCAGTACGGTAGTGGGGGTCTTTTTCTCCGCTCCGCTTTTTTCGTCCAGCGTGATAAAGAACAGCTTACACTTGAACCAGCGGTCGGCCGCATCTTCCTCAGAGGGGAACAGTTCGCTGTAACCGGCGCGTTTGACGTTCGAAACTGTAAATACACCGTTGATATACGAGTTCATTTTTTCAATAATACGGGCTTCCGCTTCCGTGAAGCTGAGCGCATCGACCAGATAGGCTTCCGTTACTTTCCTGTTCATGCCGTTCTCCGCCACCTTCTCGTAGCGGATGGAACATTCAAACCAATTGTGCATCATAATTTACATCTTGTTAAATGAGGGTTCTATTCTTTTCCATTGATTGTTTCCGTCCTTTTCCTCGAAGTAGAAGCGGATCACCGTGCCTTCCACCACGTTGCTCTCACGGAAGAGCTGCATGATTTTCGAATATTCGGGGTCGTTGAAGTCATCCTCGAGCTCGTACAGGCGGGAGATGGACTTGTAGTCAAGATCCCCGGCCTCGTTGCGCTGGAGCAGCGACATGGCCAGCTTGTACATGGGGTTGCGCCCGTCATCGCCCTTCTTGCCGATCCATGCGTTCAGGTAGTCCACTAGGCGCTTCTCCGCCACGTCGGCCCTCTCGTCGAAGCCCTTGACCCGGTTCCCCTTGACGGAAACCTTGAAGGTGTCGTTCTTCACCTCGAACCCGAGCTGCTCGTCACGTTTCAGACCGCCGTACTCCTTCAGCTGGTCATAGTAGGCGGTGGCCTCCTTACGGAGCCATTCCTTGAACTCCTGACCGTCCTTGATATACTTGCGGAGCTTCCTCTCCACAGAGGCGAGGAATCTGGCACGCAGCTTCTGGTAGTTCTTCTTTCGGTCCCCGTCCTTTCTTTTCTTTTCGGCCTGCAGCTTGCTTAGCAGGGCCTCACGTTCCTTTTCAGATAAATTCTTGATATCCATATCTGTTCTTATTTATTAGTGAATAAATTCCTGAATAAATCAGGGTCGATTATCTCCTCGTTGCAGTCAACGTTCTGTTCTATGGCTGTCTGGCATTCCCAGCAGAGATGGTTCACGGTCATGTGGTTGTTGTATTCACAGAACACCTTCCCGCACAGCCCGCACCGGGCGAACATCGGCTGCACGGTGTCCGCGTCCTCCCGGCAGATGTCCAGCCCTTTGGCGTGGCAATCGGCACACATGTCAGCACATTCCTTTTCGAATTTCGTCTTTTCCATTGTTATCATTGTTATTGTTATTATCGTTTATCCATGCTACCAGAATCCATAACATGGCGTTCAGTGACCATGTTTTCGCCCGGAAGTCATCATTAACTATCATGCCCGCGAAAGCCGAGAGGGCGGATATCGCATACACAAGGTGCTTTATTCTCATACCTCCTTCCGTCTTATGGCCTTCAGCTGTTTCAGTGTGGCCTTCAGTTCCTCCAGGTTCTGGCTTGACACCGGCTTCCTGCATCCTCCGTGGCTCTTCAGGAAGGAGGTGATCTTCGCCTTGTTCATCTCGACCTCCACGGGATTGTCGCTTCGGTAGCTCCTGTTGAGAAAACCGATATCCATCGACACGGCGTAAATGGCCTTGACCAGCGCCAGCTTCTCCCGTCTTTCCGGATCCTTTCTCCTGTCGGGATCGAGCAGCGTCCCGATCAGCCTTGCGGCCTCGCTTTTGTACAACTCCGCGGACGTTGTTGTCCGTCCGCCGCTGAACTGCCGGACAAGATGCCTGTATTCATCCTCGTCCAGCCCGAACTGCCGTCTGAGGCGGTGTATGCACCGCTTCTGGGCATTTGTCGCGGGTAATTCAATTGTCTTGTTCATTGCTATTGCTGTTAAATGGTTCGTCACTGTTCCTGAGCCAGCATCTCTCATAGCCCTCCTTCCAGACCACATAGAATCCTTTCGGACCGGGAACACCACGGCTCATGTACCGGGCGCAGAACCCGTTCACCTCTATGCGGGAGAAGCAGTCCCTCTTGACTCTGTAGGCCACCGTCCCCTGCACCTCCTTCCCCTCCACATGGGAGATGTATACGAATATCTTCTTCCTGTATTTCTTCCTGAGCTCGACCAGCTGTTTGGCGGTGACGTCCATCTCGCCTTCAAGACTCTGCAGGGAGTCGATGATGACCACGTCCGGGGATCTCTGTTTCCCGAGAAATTCGTCAAACTCATCAAAAGTGGGGACCTCGTCCCAGAACAGCATCCCGCTCCTTGACGAATTCATGAATCCGAGCAGGGAGTCCCTGAAATCGGACTCGACACCCATCTCAAGGGAAATGAACAGCACCTTGTAGCCGATACGGTCAAACTCCCTGGCCAACTGGAAGGTGAAGGAGGTCTTTCCCTGTCCGGACTTGCCGTATACGATCCACGCCCCGGATTTCTGCCTCTTTCCAAAGGCATCCATGAAATCCTTGGAAAAGGGGATGTATTCGTATTTTTTGTTCAATATGTTGTCAAACGACAATGACCTGATCATAAGCCTGCTCCTCCGTTACTGATTTCCTGTCTGATTACCACATTGTCTATCATTCCCGAAAGCTCGCGCAGGTCATCGGCGAACAATACCTGGCGGGGATCGTCCTCACGCGGCTGCTTCTTGACCTTGGGAAGTTTTCCCCATATCTCTTCCGCCGTCTCCCTGTCCTGCACGCCGTTGGCCATACAGATGGCGATGACATCCTTTTTGGTAGCGCCCAGAAGGGTGATGTAATTGCGGCCGAAACGCCCGTCTATCTCGTCATACCCTTCGATACGTCCCACATACCGCCTGATATTGCGCTCCAGAGTCTCCGTGCCGGCCACCAGGCACCCCATGCGCCCCAGCGTGTCATCATACAGGGGAATAAGCGTGCACATGGCCGAATGCGTGAGCTTGCCGGCATCATCTATCAGCAGGACGGGCTTATAGGAGGACAGGGAATTCATGTGCGCGATGCACAGGTCCAGCAGGTTGTCATTATCCATATAGCGCGTCACATTCTCTCCCATGGCCTGTGCCAGTTTGGTAAGGAACTTGCGGCTGCTCCATTTGCGGCACTTGATATATACAACCCCCTTGTCACCGCACAGATTGTACAGGTCGATCAGAGACTGTGTCTTTCCGCTTCCGCTGCGACTGCTGATACATACCCATTTGCTCTTTCCCCTGGCAACCTCGAACGCCCGCTTCACCTGCCGGTAAGAGGTTACGGTATCAACCACATTGCGGGAATTCTCATAGAAATAAAGGCCTGTGGCGATCCTGACCGCCAGGTTGTCGTCATTCGCGCCGTACTTGCCGGAGCGGAACTGGGACATCGCCGCATCGGACACGCCGCAGCGACGGGCCAGTTCTGAAGGTTTTGAACCACGGGCTATCAAATTCTCTATGTACTGTTTCAATGCTTCCTTATCCATAATTATGCTGTTTTTAAGTGTTATTAAATCATCTTGAAAAATTCATGTCGGCGTCGTCCCATTCGTAATCGTCATCCGCAAGAGGGGACGGAACCCTGAGAGGTCCGGGCGCAATCTCTTCAAAATCCACATCCTCCACCGTCTGGCCACGCGCCTCATACTTGCGGTCCTTGTGCCGTCCCCGGCTGTCGGTGAGCAGGGCGCGGTCCAGCAGGCTGTTGCTCTTCAGAAGCGGATTCCGCTCCTGCATGGCGGTTATCACCTCATCCACCTGCTCCTGTCTGGCCACATACCGCCGCTCGAACTGCCGGTTGAACTCGTCCACCTTCCTGCGGTGCTCGAAATGTTCGGGTTTCTGGTCGATCAGGGCCATCGGTGTCTTCATGTCACGTTGCAGGAGGAATTTCAGGTCCCCGGTCTCCTTTGCCAGCCGGTGCCCTTTGGTGGATTCTGCATTGACGATGAGCACCTGCGACAGATCGTCGGGATCGTAGTGCACGGACCAGTCCTCGTGGAAATGGTTGCGCAGCTCCATGTCGAAACTCTCGTAATTGATCCTCTCCCCGAAGAGCTCGATCAGCAGGCCCTTGCCGGTGAGCCGGTTGGTGCGCCCCGTCGTGTCGCCCATAAGAAACAGGTATTCCTCGTCACAGAACGGCATCCGGCGTTCCATGGGGGTGCGTTCCCATGCGGCCATGTACGCCTCCAGCTTCTTGGCCCGCTCCCTTTGCATGATGCCGTGTATCTGCGCCAGCACGCCCTCCTCGTCGGGGATCAGGTGGCGGTTCTTGTTCAGGATCTCTATATTGGGCTGGGATCCGCGCCTGCTGTTGATGTTCACACCGCTCCAGTTCTTCTCCAGCTGGTAGTACGTCTTGTTCAGATAATTGAAGTACGGCTCGATGATCTTGGCCTTGGCGTTGTGGAGCGCGGCGGGGATGTAGTGCACCGTCATCGCCTCATAGAACGGAACCATCACCCCCTTCTGGTAGTTGTCGCTCTGCAGCTGCAACGGCTTGTACCGTGCACCGAACAGTTCCCGGGCGTGCCTGATGGCGTTGCGCAGCGCCTCGCGTATCAGCGCCGGGCTCTCATGGTCGCCAACGGCGTATCCTATCGGGTACTTGCCGCAGGCGTCCAGCACCACCACGATGGTCTTGCGGTTGTGGTAGGTGGTCTTCTTGTAAGTCCTTGTCTCGCCGTCCACCTTTTTGTCCACCGGCTGCCTCTTCTGGTAGACCAGTTCCACGTCCCATCCGTCCAGTGTCCAGTAGGTCATGGCGGTCTTCGGAGCCTCACGCTTGTGCTGCATCTCAAGGGAGTTCCTCAGGACAGTGGTTCCGCGCTGGTGCCCCAGGGTGGTGGATTCCATCATCTTCCGGTACCTGTCCACCGTGACAGGGCTCTTGATTTCCGGTTTCCCCAATATGGAGGCTATCTTGTTGTACTGTTCCATTATCTGTGCGTTGTTCAAATTCATGTGCTGGGAAAGCAGCTTGTGCATGATCGCCTCGTCCTCCTCGTCCCGTATCAGGGCGGCGGACGTGTTGCCCTTGTTCTTGTGCACCAAAGCGATGAAGCCTTCCGCCTCATACTGGTCCACCTTACGTTTGAGCGTCTTTCCCGTCGAAGGAAGTTTGTGGGGATAGCGGGTGTTGCCTTTGCTGTCCCGCACCTTCAGCAGGTCGTTCACCATCTCACTCAGCCTGTCCCATACGTTGAAACGGGATCCGCCACGTCCGAAACCGCATTCCGCATTGCTGTCGCGCAGCCGGATGACTGCATCCAGGACACGTGCCTGGAGCGTATAGAGCGTGACCTTCTCCGGTCTGAGCGGCTTTCCCGCACCGTCCTTGTAGGTGGTGAAGAAGGAGTAGGCGGCCTCGTTGTACCCTACAGCCCTCTCAAGCGGACTGGTGGCGGCACGTTCGACATCCTCATGGGGATCACCGTAATATTTGATGTATAATTGCTGTATGTATACTTCCAGCGAGTCGAACTCCACCAGGGCGGGACGTCTGAGGCTGGCACGACGAGCAATAGCAATCTGCTTTCTAGAAACTTTCCCTTTGTATGTTCCTATCGGGAGGAAGCCCTTCTCGGAGCCCACCTTACGTTTCGGATCATACATGATCAGCTCGTTGGCGTAGATACATACCTTGTCATTATAGATTACAGCCATATCAACCGTTTTATTGTTTAACCTTGTGCGGTTTCCGGCGTCGGACCGGAAACGAGGGCCGCCTTCCGGCTCCCTGACCGCGGTCCTACTTCTCCTCCCTGTAATACCTTTGTCCGATAAGGGAAAGGCAGCATACGACTGCAAGGACCGAAGCGGCAAGGTTCTCGTTGAAGGTGGAACGGAGGTTGTCCGCCAGTCTGAGCACTACCACAAGGCCGATGACAGCGGCCGCTATATGGATTATTCTGAATGTTTTCATTACGAATCATTTTTAAGGGTTTATAAAATTGTTTTTAAATTTCTGCTCCTATCCGTCGCAGACCGGAGCAGTTTTGCTACATTTGTAGCTGTGTAATTAAAATTTATATATCATGCCTAAAGTAAAGCCTGTTAAATTTGAAGTAGGAGATGTGGTATATCTCAAAAGCGAAGACAAATACGCTAAAGACCGGTTCAGAATGACTGTTAAAAGTGTTACCGGTGAATATCCTGACATTCAGGAAGTCGAATGTATATGGCTGTCCAAAGGGGGGATTCTTCAAACTCATAAATTCGCTCCTATACTGCTAGATAAACATTAATCTCCGTCTTCCTCATCTTCTTCGACATTCCGTGCCATCTGGTTGAACCGTGCTATCGGAATGCCGAAGATTCTTACTACGAAAAAATGTCCGGGCTCTACATTCTGGAACACTTCATCAATTTCGATCAGTGTTCTTATAGCTTTTTTCTTTTTCATCGTTTATTTGGTTTATAAAATTGTTTTTAAATCTCCGTCCCTATCCGTCACGGACCGGGACGGAATGTCTAACTAAAATTCAATCTATTACCGGTTGTATGAGCTATTTTTCTTTCTCTTCTTCCAGCTCGGCCTCGGACTGAAGGTCCGCTTCCACCTCCGCAATCACCTTGAGCGTTTCGTCGGCGTCCATTATCTCCTGCTTGCATTCAAGCATTCCGTTGATGATGCGCCGGTAGTCTACATCTTTCTCACCCAGTTCCTTGCAATAATTCTCATACTTGATCTCCGCCTCGGCCTTGCGTCTCTCGCAGTCGTCCTTAGCTCCCTCGATCTTACGGTTGATCTCTTTCTCGCGCAGGCTGAACAACTTGTCCACAAGGTTGCAGCCTTTCAAAATTGCTGTCAGTTTCTTCATAATCTTTCAATTTTTATCAGTTTATGTTTTCTGATCATCCGGACCTCTCCGGCGTCATGTGTTATTTCACCTTTTAAAAAAATTGTCCCGTCAAGGCCAAGCGGCGGCACTGCCTGTCGGATCTGGAGCTCCCCTAATGAGTTTCTAAACATATCCATATTATTATAACCAAACCCCACCGGGGTAGTGGTTAACGGTAAGTCTGATATTCTATCATTCATATTCTCTTATTTTTCGATTTCCTTGACCAGACGCTTCGCTCCGGCTATGTCCCATATCTTGTCGACCATTTCCGCGACCTTCATGTCGGTTGTCGGTCCTATCTTCACCATCACCGCCCCTTCGGCGTCCTGGTCCTTGGGAATGATGATCGGGCAGAGCATCCCGTATTCACGCCAGATCGTTATCACGATCCTCAGGTATTCAAGGTTGATACCCATCGTATAAGTAATCATCCCTGTTCCTCCCATTCTATCAGCAGTTGTCTGTATACCGGAACAGGTTCGGGATATATGATGCCTTTGTTCTTGTGGGAGATAGCTAGCTTCGTCAGTCTGTCGGCTATACGGCGGCTCATTGTGTTGCCGGAATACACCTTGCATACATGGGAGTAGGTGACTTTCATGTTGGTGGCGACCGTTTTCAGATCATTCCGATTGAGATAACGGCACACAGCCTGTTTCCATTCGATGAAGTCCGGACGGTACTTGGGTGCGGGAAGTGTCGGACGCTGTGCCGGACGAACGGAGTAGCCGCCGGTACGGCGGATGGAGGGGAGAACCTCGTTAGTTACCCATCTTTTGAATGCTTTAGCCGTCGGCAGCTTGGATCCGAAAATAAGGGCGTACATGCCGCTTTCATTGATAACTGTCGTGGTTTGCATAAATCCCTGATTATCAGGGATAGCGTATTTCGCGCTATCCTCATTATCAACGTGTTGCGTAATTGCTGATACAGGATTGGAATACCCTAACGAAAGTGCAATATCCCTGCCTACAAACCACGGGCTTTCGTCAATTATCAGCATTCTGATATTGGCATTGCTATTCTTATCGGAGAAGAATTGCAGACCTGTTGTCTGCTGGTTGTTGTTCGATGTTTTCATAATAATACAATTATTAATTAATACGTTCCGCTTTCACATTACCCTTGTTGTCGAGGATTTTGACTGTTTCATGCTTGACGATTTCGTCAACATTGTACAGCTTACTGTCGTTCCGTTTCTTGGCGGCTTCCCAGATTACCGGAGCTTTACCACCCTTTTTCTGACCAGACAACACCTGTCCGACATAGGCCATTGTTACTTTAAAGGCGATAGCAAGTTCCTTCTTGCCTTGTGCGCCTAACTTAATTACTTGTCCCAT